TCAGTTGTATTTGAGGATGGGCTTCTAGTTATTGAACTTGGTAAGATCGTTCCAGAGCATCATCAACGCAAAGATTGGTTCTAAATAGAACTGAATATCGTCGGCGCAGACGGGGAGGTAACTGGCACAATCCAGTTGACACCTCCCCTTTCTATTTGCTATAATTATTAAAGGAATGGATTAACTATGAGTCTGAAACTAGCACTATTGAAATCTGGTGAAACCCTGATTTCTGATATTAAAGAAATGGTCTATGAAAGACCTGATGGTGAGAAAGAAGTATATGGTTATTTGTTTGCAGAACCAAAGAAAGTAGATTTAAGTTCTCCTGTTTTTCTTGCCGAAGATTCCTCTCAAGAATCATCAGTACAGGTATCTTTGTCTTCCTGGTGTCTGATTTCCAAGGATAAAGAATTTGCAATTCCAAAAGATTGGATTGTAACTTTCATGGAACCAGTAGATCGCCTGGTTAAAATGTATGAGGAATATACAAATGATTAAGTGTTTGATTTTAAAAACTGGTATAACCCTAATTGCAGAAATCAGCGAAGTTGGTGCTGATGTTGGAGAACCAGATTGTCAACTTATTAATCCATATCAAATTCTTGAAGATGGAAGTTTGAATCGTTGGCCTTCTGTTACCGACCAGAGATCAATGAAAATGCATTCTGATAGTATATTAACTCTGGTTGATCCAAATCAAGATGTACTTGCCAAGTATAAGGAGTTTGTTTGATGCGTGTATTGAGTATTGATCTGGACTACATTATGGGTCCAGTAATTGAATTGTACCAAGGATTGCGGTGGGATGATAATCCTGCAATTCGGTGGAAAATGCTCTATGAGACCTCTGATTTTAGAGAATCACATCTTTACATCGATCAATCTGCATTGATGTATTGCTATACGACATTTCTAAAAGCACTAAAAAGTAATCCCACAGTTACATTTGGATACGAGCACGATTCCATTTTGTATGGAATTCCCGAAGGTGAAAAAGTTGATATTGTCAATATCGATCATCATGATGACATTTTCCATGTATCTGGATTTGATGAGTATGCTCAGGGATTAGACATCTTGAGAATGGAATATGATGCTATCTGTAATGATAACTATGTGAATGAGGGTAACTGGGGTGCTTGGCTTTTCTCCAGAGATCAATTAAACTCTTTTCATTGGATTCGTAATGAAACGAGTAGGAATGTTGATCGAACCGAATTCACTCGTGAATTGATGGGAAACAAGTACAAGATCTATCTTAAAGATCAGTACGAATTTAAGAGTTATGATTTTGATCACGTCTTTATTTGCCTCTCTCCGCAGTACATTCCAAAAACTCATTGGCACTACTTTACTATGTTCATAATTGCCTATGAGCAGTTCACTGGTAAAGAAGCAAATTTGATTACGAACAAGAAATTTGAAAACGAATTCCGTAACGGAGCAGCAACCAAACATAATGAGATTCTATACAAACGTTCAAATGGTCGGTGACAACTTCCTCGTGCGGGGTTATGAAGATGGTAAACACTTCATGACCCGCGAGAAGTTTAATCCGACTCTTTTTGTCAACTCAAAAAAGAAGACAAATTATAAAACCCTAAATGGAGAGTATGTTGAATCTGTAAAACCTGGTGGTGTTCGTGACTGTAGGGAGTTCATCAAAAAGTATGATGGTGTAGATGGATTCAAGATCTACGGTAATGAGCGTTTTATCTACCAGTATATTTCTGAAATCTATAAAGAGGAAGAGATTAAGTTTGATATTAATAAAGTCAAACTAACCACAATCGATATTGAGGTTGCCTCCGAAAATGGATTCCCTGATGTAGAGTCTGCCGCAGAGGAAGTTCTTCTGATTACCATTCAAGATTATTCAACCAAGGAAATTATTACTTGGGGGCAAGGACCTTTCAAACTTAAGCAAGGTAATCATTACTACAAGCAATTCAACAACGAGTATGATCTTCTGAATGACTTCATCAATTGGTGGATGATTGAAGACAACACTCCAGAGGTTGTAACTGGGTGGAATAGTAAGTTGTACGATATTCCATATCTTGTTCGCCGTATTGATCGAATCCTTGGTGAGAAGTTGATGAAGCGACTTTCTCCCTGGGGATTGATTACCGAAATTGAAACTTATATCACAGGAAGAAAGCACATCTCCTATGATATTGGTGGAATTTCCCAGTTAGATTATCTTGATCTCTACAAGAAATTCACATACACCAACCAGGAGAGTTATCGCCTGGATCATATTGCTAATGTGGAACTGGGCCAGAAGAAACTAGATCACAGTGAGTTTGATACCTTCAAGGACTTCTATACCAAGGGTTGGCAGAAGTTCGTAGAATACAACATCATTGACGTGGAACTTGTTGACCGATTGGAAGACAAGATGAAACTCATCGAACTGGCACTCACAATGGCATATGACGCCAAGGTGAATTATGAAGATGTGTTTTATCAAGTCCGCATGTGGGATACGATTATCTATAACTATCTAAAGAAGAGGAACATTGTGATTCCTCCGAAAGAACGTTCTGATAAGGATTCAAAGTATGCGGGAGCGTATGTTAAGGAACCGATTCCTGGAAAGTATGACTGGGTTGTGTCTTTTGACCTTAACAGTCTGTATCCTCACCTTATTATGCAGTACAATATCTCGCCAGAGACACTCAGGGATACGAGGCATCCATCAGCAACAGTTGATAAAATACTTAACGAAGAACTAACATTCGAAATGTACAAGGACAATGCGGTGTGTGCCAATGGTGCAATGTACCGTAAAGATGTTCGTGGGTTCCTTCCAGAACTGATGGAGAAGATCTATAAAGATCGAACTGTCTTCAAAAAGAAGATGCTTGCGGCAAAACAGGATTATGAAAAAACACCTACAAAAGCACTTGAGAAAGAAATTGCACGGTGTAACAATATCCAGATGGCTCGTAAGATTCAACTTAATAGTGCTTATGGCGCTATCGGTAACCAGTATTTTAGATATTACAAACTCGCAAACGCAGAAGCGATTACACTCTCTGGGCAAGTCTCTATCCGTTGGATTGAGAACCGAATGAATGAATATCTAAATAATCTTTTGCAAACTGACGGAGAGGATTATGTTATCGCATCCGATACTGATTCGATCTATCTTAATCTCGGACCTCTTGTTAATAAATTTTTTAGTGCTAAGTCTGACGATAAAACAGCAATTGTTTCCATACTTGATAAGATCTGCCAAGAAAAATTCGAACCTTTTATTGAACGTTCATATCAAGAGTTGGCAACGTATGTTTCTGCATATGATCAGAAAATGCAAATGAAACGTGAGAACATTGCTGAACGTGGTATCTGGACTGCGAAGAAGCGATACATTCTCAACGTATGGAACAGTGAGGGTGTTCAGTATACTGAACCTAAACTTAAGATGATGGGTATCGAAGCAGTGAAGTCTTCGACTCCTGCACCTTGCCGTAAGATGATTAAAGATGGTCTTAAGTTGATGATGAATGCAACTGAAGACGATGTAATTGATTTCATTGATAAATGTCGAGATGAATTTAAAAAACTTCCCCCAGAAGAAATTGCATTTCCACGTACAGCATCCGATGTACGTAAATATCATTCTTCTGCCGACATTTATATTAAAGGAACTCCAATTCATGTTAGGGGAGCACTACTCTTTAATCACTATGTGAAAGAAAACAAACTTACCAATAAGTACTCTCTTATTGGTAATGGAGAAAAGATCAAGTTTTTGTACCTGAAGAAACCAAACATTATTCAGGAGAACGTGATCTCTTTCATTCAAGATTTTCCAAAGGAACTTAATCTTGACAAATATATCGACTATGAACTACAATTCCAAAAGAGTTTTGTAGAACCACTCAAGGCAATCTTAGATGCTATTGGGTGGAATGTGGAAAAAACTGTAAACCTGGAACTATTTTTCTCTTAATGGATCTACCTATTAACGACAAAGAACTCGCTACTATTGTGAGTGCTCTTCGCCTTGGTGGGGATACTTCCCTCTAC